TACATCGAAAGCAAGAAAGAAAACAAAATCAGAATCCATAATTAAATTTCTTAAAAATGGATTTGGAATATGTGTCATGTCTTCATGTTGACCATTTGCAATATCAAACTCTCTTACAAGATATCCTTTCTTTGTAAAATATTGTGTCAAATATGCACCGATCTGTCCTGAAGATCCAAGTATTGTTATTTTATTCATTTAGATAACTCCACATTAAATGAAAATGACACATACAATTCATCATTTTTAGGTTGCATTTGAACTCCATGTTCTATTTGAGAAGGAAAAATTACAATATCACCTTCTTCAATGGTAGGTCTCATTTCTTCCTGATAACAACCATAACCATATAAGGTAGGGTCGTACTCCTGAATATTATATCTTGGTGCTTCATAGAACATTTTATTAGGATTCATAAATGATGTTGAATTATGCTTGTCTGGATTATAGTTAATATAATAGACACCAGACAGATGTGAAGGAACATGGTTATGTCCCTCTTGATTCTGTCCTGAACCATATGCGTTAAACCATTGTTGAGATACAAAAAAAGAATTAGGGTAAAACTCTGCCATTTTAATTGCTTCTTGGATATTCTGTGACATGTCCTGTAGTAATTCTCCTATAGGGATCTCAGTTTCCTTAGTATAGTCAACCATACTATCATCAAAGAATGAGGTGTAGCAATCACAATTCCAAGAAGAACTATTTGACCCATTCTGTTCTTCGTATCTACGTTTTATAATTGGAAAAATCTTTTCTTTCCACTTTGAATGAGTTTGAAACTTTCCACGATATAGAAACATCGGGAATAGTGGTAACAAACCATAATTAGTCATTAGGAAACTTCGTAACTACTTGATCAACATACTCAATCATCTCCTCAGTAATTGTAGGAGAACAACCAACAAAGAATACCTTGTCTAATACTTGATTAGCATTTGGGTATTTGGATGCATCACCAAGGTGACGATAACCAGGATGCTGAAGAATATTACCTGCAAAATAATTTCTTGTTTGAACTCTATTATCTTCCAGATGTTTAACTAGTGCTGTCTTTTGTTTCTTATCTCTACAAACAATAGGAACACCAAACCAACTAGTCTCTGATTCTTCTAGTTCATTAATAGTACGGAGACCATCAACTTTCTCAAAGATACCATCTAAGTTTGCTTTGTTTATTCTACGTTTAGCATGGATCTCACCAAACTTCTTGAGTTGAACAGAACCAACTGCACCTTGTAGATCAAGTGGTTTTAAATTATAACCTGCAACACCAAACACATACTTATGATCTACAATACCAATCTCATCACCTAACCAATTATCAAATCGTTTACCACATACACCATTAGGAAGTTTATTCTGTGAACCAACACACCAACAACCACGACCCCACCATGCAAAACTACGGGCAAGATCAACAATATCAGGAATATTAGAAGAAACCATACCACCTTCCATAGTAGAAATGTGGTGAGCAGGATAGAAAGAACAAGATGCTGCAACAGAGCATGATGTAAGGAAGTTACCTTTGTAAGTACTTCCAAGAGAATCACAATTATCAGAAATCATCTGAAGATTATTTGTCTCACAGATGTCAAGTAACCATTCAAGATCATAAGAGTTACCTAAAACAGGTGAAGAAAATACTGCTCTAGTTCTTTCATTAATTTTAGATGAGATCTGGTCTATATCCCAGTTAAGATCTTTCCAATCAATATCAACAAAGACAGGTTTTAAATTGTTTTGAATAATAGGTGCAATCGTAGTTGCAAATCCACAACAACATACAATAATCTCATCACCATCTTGCCAATTATAATACTTCTTGAGTGCAGCAAGCATCACAAGATTAGCAGAACTACCAGAGTTTACCATGATGGACTTATCAAATCCAAACATCTTGGAGAACTCACGTTCAAACTTATTGACTTTCTCACCAGCAGGTAACCACTTACCTTTCAGTATTGCTTCAATAATTGTAGTTGGTTCTTCATCATCCCAATAAGGACCACTATAATAAACAGTATCTTTTGTAGGATCAAATGATTTCTTATTGGCAAGATATGGGAAGAGGTCTAAGTCACGTTCCTTAGCCGTAGAAATAAAATTTTTAATCAGATCTTGCATAGTTGTTTAATCAAATCATCAGTAGAAATCTGTGGTTCAAAACCAAGAGATTTTAATTTAGTAGTATCCATCCAGAAATCTTTTGTCTGCACAATAGAATGAAACTTAGGAGATGGCACAGAAACAATTTCAGAGGGAGAGTTTAAAAGTTCTTTTGCTCTGTCAATTATATCACCAACCTTAGTAGGTTGTCCACTTCCAATGTTATAAATCTGGTTTTTCTCTCCCTTGGTAATCACCAAATCAATTGCTCTACAAACATCTTTTACATGTAAGATATCTCTAATATCTGTTCCTTCATTATACAATCTAATTGGTTGACCATTTCTCATATTGTCAATCATCTGTGTGATTGCATTTTTCTGTAGTGATGCATCAGGGTCATTATCACCTAGAACATTACATAACCTAAGGATTCTATACTTAACTCCAAAGGTTTCACAAAAAGAAATGATTAGTTGTTCTGCTGCTCTCTTCGTAATGGAGTAGAACCCTCTTGGATCACAGAGTCCGTCTTCGGAAACTGGATTGTCATTTGCATCACCGTATACAAACCAAGAACTAATAAAATTAAACGTAATGTCTTCATGATTATCGAACCTACGATCTTTAACTTCTACAACTCGGTCAAGTACTTCAGTGAGAACCATAAGGTTACTCTTTACATCCAATGTAATTTCCTTGAACACATTATAGTTGTGTGTTGTACTAATAAAATATAAAATGTCTTTGTGCATTGGAGTCCTTTGCCCTCTATCGATGGCATGAGACTTTTTAGGAAACATATTACAAAATGTGCGACCGATATATCCAGTCGCACCATACACAGATAAACTCATGCTAAAACTTCATCAAGAACTTCGGTTTGGAATGTACTTTCAGATTTAATTTGTTCTGAAATCCATTCATATGTTTTACGGATACCTTCTTCAAGAGGTTGTGAATAATCCCATCCAAGTTTCTCTCTTACAAGATCATTGTTTGAGTTACGACCACGGACTCCAAGGGGTGCATCTAATTTATGTCTTCTCTGAACTGCTTTACCTGCAACTTTTGCAGTAATAGTTACAAGTTCATTAATAGTAACCATTTCTTCTGAACCAATATTTACAGGTCCTAAGAAATCAGAGTTCATTAATCTCCAAGTTGCTTCAACACATTCATCAATATAAAGGAATGAACGTGTCTGTTCACCATCACCCCATACTTCGATTGCTCCTCCTGTATCAGGAAGGTATGCTACTTTTCTACAAATTGCTGCTGGTGCCTTTTCTCTTCCCCCATTCCATGTTCCTTGTGGTCCAAAGATATTATGATACCTGGCAACACGCACAGGAATACCGTGATTACGATTGTAAGCAAGATAGAGACGTTCTGAAAAGAGTTTTTCCCATCCGTACTCTGAGTCTGGTGCTGCGGGATATGCTGATTCTTCACGACAATCTGGATTATTAGGGTCAAGTTGGTTGTACTCTGGATACATGCAAGCAGAACTAGAGTAGAAAATCTTAGTTGGTTGATCCAACTTAGGACGATTACAAACAGTATATTCTTTTACTACACCATCAAAGGTTTTATTTAATTGATGGACACCTTCAAGCACGTTTAAGTTTATAGAAGCAGAGTTATGCATGATATCTGCATCATTCTCTCCTGTGAATATAAAACCTGCACCACCCATATCAGCAGCGAACTGGTAGATTTCATCAAAGGGAAGGATATGTTGATAAGGAACAGAATTATAATAGTTACCTTGATACCCTTTGAACTCAAGAACAGAATTTACGAATGCAGCACTACGGAGATCACCCGAAATGAATTCGTTTGCTTCTGTCTTAGCAAAGTCAGGGTACTTTAGATCTACACCTCTTACCCAATAACCTTCTTTACGCAGTCTCTTTACCATATGACTGCCAATAAAACCACCTGCACCTAATACTAGGGCGGTCTTTTTGTATTCGCTCATTGCTCGAAATTACTTATGTTAATAGTATACACAAAAAAAGGGGTCTTGTAAACCCTCCTTATTTAGACAGAAAATGAAGAAATGGAAATGGACATTTTTTGGTTTCAGAAAATAATTTGTTTCCTTCTTTATAATCTTTATTTTTTGATAGATGAAATTTTAATTTAGACGCTCTAGTTCTTTCTTTTAATATAACTCCACTGTTTAAATCAGGAGATAAAAAAGTTATTCTGAATAGAGGATCACCTTTTTTGATAATAAGAGGTTTAGTTTTGTCCACTAGTCTAGTTGCCAAACTAGTATCCCTACTCCAATTAGATATGTTAAACCATCCTTCAACTACAGTAAAATTATTGTTCAAGGAAGTTAATGGATGAGAACTATAATCCATCCAAACATCAGGTTCATTTGTCCAGAGAGCAAAATTACAAATTTCCAACTGAAAAACTAATTCAGTAGGATGGTCAGGATCTGTTACGTTCACTGAATTAATACAATCAGGATCAGATGACCACATAGTACCATTATCAAATCCTAGTTTAAAATTTACAGGAGAATATCCAACAAAGGTTCTGTTTTTTCTGTGTTTAAAAACAGGACATTTATTATATTGTTGTGTTTTATCGACACTATCATATTCCCTGACAAGCAATTTCATTTTGTCAGGGTTATCTCCAGTAGATATGTAATTGACTTTAAAACTCTTCTGCTTTGACATGATCTTTTACATAGCAAGGAACACCTGCAGGATCTAACCATTTAGTATACTCAAAGTCTTCAATAGCAGTTTTCATTTGCATGAAGTTATCACACAAGTACATGTCCTTGTATCCATTGTGGTTGTTCCACTTTTGAATACGATAATCTGGATGTCCATTCTCTAAGAGGTCAGGCATTTTTATATACCTGTATGGATCATTTTGACATAATACTTCGATCATTGGTTTGTTTGTTTCTATAATAATTATAGAATTAACTTAGTGATAAGTCAATAGATCCAATCTTTAAAGTGGCACATTAATAGTACCGTAGTAACGAGACAGATACCATTGTATTGTAGAGTTAATATTTTCTAACCATCTGTCACCAGGTTTCCAACCTATTGCATTAGTAAGTTTAGAATGATCCATGGCATAGCGTTTGTCATGACCAGGTCGATCAGCAGTAACACCAATAAGATCATGTGACTTACCTAGGATATCTAATATATCTTTTACAACATCCTTATTTTTCTTCTCACATGAACCACCAATATTAAATGTATCATTCATGATACCTTGTTCATATAACATCCAGATTGCTTCACAATGGTCTTTGACATATAACCAATCTCTGATCTGATCTCCACCACCATGCATGTAGGTAGTTCTATCATTAATAGCATTTGTGATAGTAAGAGGAATCAGTTTCTCAGGATGTTGTCTAGGTCCATAATTATTAGAACAGTTTGTTATAAGATATGGAACTCCATAAGTGTTATGCCATGCTTTAACAAAATAATCTGACGCTGCTTTACTTGCAGAGTATGGATTTCTAGGATTGTATAGGGTTTCTTCTGTGAATATATTTGGGTCATCATATTCTAGTGATCCAAATACTTCATCAGTAGAGATATGATGGAACTTGTCTACAACATCTCTACTAGCATTCAATAAATTAATTGTACCTAAAATATTTGCCTGAATAAATGGTCGATAGTTTTTAATAGAATTATCTACATGACTTTCTGCAGCAAAATGAAAGACTATGTTAGGTTTATATGAAACAAATAATTCATCAACCGCTTGTTCATCAGCAATATCAATCTCAATAAACTTGACTCTTTTATTATCGACTAGTTTATCAATATATTTAATATCAGATGCATAAGTGAGATTATCTACAATAACAATCTCGTCATCAGTTTTCTTGTGAATGTAATGTAAAAAATTACTGCCTATGAAACCAGCAGCACCTGTAACTAAAATCATTTTAATGTTTTTGGGATTGTCTAATGTACTCTATGTAATCAGCATCACTGGGAAGGTCTGCTTTACCCTCATTGATTGCTTGTTGTAACCATGTAGTTATAACATATTTACATCCGTTTTTTGGCACTCTTCCTTTGTGAATCCAATGATGACCTGATGGGAAAAATGCAATCTTTCCTGTTTTAGGTATTATTTTGTGCCAATAAAAATCAGTTTCTCCTTCTTCAAAGTCATCATTAAGATATATTAAACAACTGAATGCTCTTTGTCTAGTTTTTCTATCGTCATCTAATCGATCAAAGTGCCAGTCAAACCAACCATCATCACTATCATACTTTACAATAGAATATCCTTCATCTACATATATGAAATTTGACATTAAGTTTTCTGGAACATCTTTCTCTTGGTTCTTTTCCCATTCACTATCAAACATTTTATTAATGTCCCAATGATATTGAGCAAAGAACTTATTAATTTTTTGCTCAATTAAAGCATCAACTGGAGCATCAAAAGGTACAGTCAGTTGTCTAGACTTTCTAGAATCTGATACTGACTCTAAATTATTATGATGATGAGCAGTGTATACTTCAGAACTGAAAGACTGTGCTACATTGTCTTCATAAAATTCAATGATTAAATCACATTCATCTTTTGTAAATGCGATATACTCCTTAATATAATCACTTAATTGGTTCATACTGTGATTTCTCTTTGTTCACCTAATTCTATAGGACTGATCTTTTCTATTCTACCATAATCATCTTCAAGACGCACTATATCTTCTTCTTCACACTTTCCTATTTGCACTTCGATGAATACTAAACCATCATCTCCTGCAGTTGCCCTATGCATATGTTTCTTTGGGATGTGGAATCGGTCACCAACAGCACAAGGTTTTATTATTCCAACTTTCAGTGGAGGAGCAGTTGCTACAGTGCCAGATCCCTCAACAATAACCCAGTCTTCAGAACGATTATTATGATATTGTAATGAGAACTGTTGATTAGGATTCAAAGTAATTTTCTTGACTTTGTATTCAGGTTCATCAAGTAGAACTTCGTACTTCCCCCAAGGTTTTTCCATCATGTTTTTTTGAATCAGTCCAGTATTCTTTATATAGGGTTTGATTTTTACCTTCTATTTTCTTCTCTAATGCTTCTAATCTTTCTATAATTTCATCGTATTTTCTATCAGTATGTGAATAATAATCTCCTGACATAATCCTCCTTAGTTTTGCTTAATATCCCAATGCCATTTGATAGCCTTGATGTGGTCAAACGTATCTTCCATATATGTTCTATCGCCAATGTCATACTTTCTTTCACATAGAAAGTTTCTCATCTGTTGTATACTGTCAAAAGTTCCGACGTGATCGTAGTTTTCGTTATACAGGACGTATTGCATAGGAAGTGGGGATGTGTAGTATTTATTGTATCAGGATTTCAACATATTGTCAACAATTTTATAGTTAATTCCGAGTGATGTTCTCAGTTGGTCGGTCATTCTATTGGGAGGAAATCCTTGATGTTGCCATAAGGCAGGTATTAATACAGATCTATTGGGTTTATATGTAATGTAATGAAGTTTACCTCTATCATCTTCACATACAAACTCTCCTCCCCATTCAGCATTCCATTCAGAGTTAGTGAATAAAACCAAAGTTAAATCACCAGGATCAGTATGGAACATAGATGTTTGATTTGTTACTTGCCCGTTACAAAGTACTCTTTCAATAGTTAAATTAGATTTTACTACTCTTTGTACTTTTAATTTTAAGTAATCAGCGACTTCAATAAATTCAGGACTTGAAGACCAGAGAATATTTTTGGAAAAACTTAAACAACATTCGTCATAAGTTTTATTGTTTAGAACCCAACCTTCTTGCCAGTGCATAAATTCATACACTTTCCAAAACATATTTTTTGGTATAGAATCCTCAATTACATAAGGAAACATAAAATTATTGTTGCTTGTTACACTCTAGCATATGTTCTACTGTATTTGCAACATCGTTCATTGCATGTTTTAACACTGGGTGTTGTCCTGACTCCTGTAACATATTTTCCGAATCATCACATAGAGTCCATCTCCATTGACTTAGTTTGTCTGAATACCATAGATTAATCTTCATACTCGTCGTAGTCTTTATCTTGCCCCCAAATCTGAATAGTATATCTTAAATCAGTAGAATAGGGTGACACAGCTGTTACCATATGTAGTTCATGCTCATCATTCAAAACCATATTATTTCGTTCTGGTAACAAAGCATTCCACTCTTGTCCTGAGTTTTTTTTATCTTTGTATAGAAAAATTCCACCGTTTTCAGGTTCCCATCTTTCATTTAGATATATTGTTGCACCAAATATTTTATCTTCATCATCATGAACAGCAATACCAGAGAGTTGTTGCCAAATATAATATTGCAAATAGTATACGTTACATTCTGGTATAAGTGGTTTGATCTCTTTTAAAATTTTTTCTTTCATTTCCCCTTCAATAGTTCTTGATAAACAATTTGAAAAGAAACCTGTTGTCAATCCATAACGCCAGGCAAAACTAGATTTCCATGCTTCCTCATCATGTGCTTCAGATATGTCCATACGAATATCTGAGAGCAAGTTTTCTGTAAGTACATTGTTAAAAATTTTCATTCAAAGTTTCCATAATCTTTTTTCATGTAACGTCCGAGGATGTTGCTATTGTAATACTTTGGTGTCCCATCGTCAAGTGATTCTGTCAGGACATCATTAAGAAACAGTTGTCTTGTCTCTTCGTAGTTTACTTTTCCAAGGGTTGTGTGGAGGGATATGATTTCTCTTCTGAAATTATCTCTACCGTA